TCGCTCGCGCTCCGGAAACTAACACATCAACATCATAGAATGACAAGCACTTGTCATTGATTTCTTTCGCGCGTTTCGCTGTAAACTCGACTACCTCGCCTGCTTCGTGGAGTGTATTGCCGTTATAGAACGGCGCTGTTACTGTATACTTAGGCATTGGCTACTTCCTACTAAGCTACTGGTGCTAATTGCGCTTTAACAATAGCTTTCTTGTTCTTGTCAGGGATATAGTTAGCATCTTTACCAGCACCCTGTAAGGCGATACCATAGAAGTCTTCACTGTCCAAGGCACGCGCTACTTGAATACCCATACCAACAACCCCAACATTTGCAACAACAAAGTAAATGTTATCGCCGGTTTGGAACAAGTGAGAAGGCACTTCAAGAATTGCAAAGCCTTTGAACATCAACACTTCCGCACGGTCAATATTCACGCTTGACCCTTTGGCTGTGGTAGTCAACTTGCTTTCTAAGAGAATGTCGTAAACATCAGACGTTACATAAGCAATCTTAACCGCGTCTTTACGAACCTTGTTGTTTACAAGTTCCTTGCGTGCTTCCGCAAAGGCCTTCTTAACGCCTTCCTCTGTCAGTTTGTCAGTGATTGTCTTACCTGCGTCAGTTGATAACTTCTTACCTAACTCTTTGGAAGTGTGGTCTGCCCATGCTTCGGAATGTTTAGCCAAGCGCTCTGCTACCACTTGTTCCGGTACGTCATTCACTGTGAACGCGTCAATACCTTCATGGATAGCTAAAGGCGTGTTGTAAGGTACTTGCTTGTTAACAGACTTAATTTCTGTACGTTTACCAAAACGATTACCGCCGGTACCGTCACCAAAACCGCCTGTGTTTGCGTCAGTCTTGTACTCTTGTAATACTGCGTCAGTCTCAGCACTGATTTTCAACTCCATGAATGTATCATTGTTAGATACGCCGTCTCGGACTTGGATAGTGCCCCCAAACGCTTCTAAGAAGTACGCTTGTGACGCGAAAATGTCCGGTAGTAAGCCGGTAAACTGTTTTGTATACTCTTTAATTGCCATTGTTTAGGCTCCTTCCTATCGCTTATAGCGACTTAAAATTTGTGCGAAAGCGTCGCCTTTTTCACCGTCATTAGTGCGCTTAGGATTGCCACCTGCTACACTTGGCTTGCTTGGCTCTGCTCCGTTTTTGAATTGTGGGTACTTGTCTAGTACCGCTTTGATTGCGTCCGCAATAGTCGTGCTGTCGTTGACTGATCCGCGCGCTAGCGTGATAACATCATCTACTGCTTCCGCCTTAGCCCCGGCTGTGATAGCTTCATTGCGTGCTTGCAAGTTCGCTAGTTTGGACTTAATACTTTCCAACTCGGCTTCTTTAGCCGTCAATGCTTCCGCTTGCTTCTCTTGCTCGCTCTTTTGAGACTCCTCATAAGCCTTGGCCTTTTCTAGTGCGCTCTTGGCGCTTTCTAAGTCCTCAAAGCCTAATGCCTTAAGTACCTTAGCTTGACCCTTGGCGTGTTCCTGCTTGCCAATACGGTTTAAGTCCTCTTGACTGAATGACGCTTCGGGCTTTTGTTCTGCTTCCGGTTCCTCGTGTCCTTGGCCTTCGGGTGCTGGTTCACCTTCCGCAAACATTTGTAAATTCAACGGTAGTCGCTTGTGCTTCTCCATTGTTCAACCTCCTAATTTAACGGCGTTAGGTCGCCTATTTCCGTTGTTTAACGTCTGCGGATAAAGACAAATAAGGCGCTAGGTCATGCCTACCGCCGTTATTCCTGATCTAATTCGACTTTTTCCAAGTCGTAACGCCGTCTTAGTCCGTGGGCCTTTACAAACTCATTCATTCGTTGGCTCTGTCGTCCTAATAGGCGCTTAAGTCGTTCCGCTTCCTCTTGATTGCCCATTTTCTCGGCAACCCCTAGGCGCTTCTTGGTGCGCTTAATAGCCCTTGCTAAGGCCTTGCGCTCTTGTTCTATCTGCTCGTTTCTAATTGCTTGTTCCGGTTCGTAATAGCGCTGGTTGTTAACATTCACACCTTCTATGAATGGGAACCACTGATGCCCACAATTGCAACCCCTGTGGCCGGCCGGTGTGCCATAGCCATAATCATATACGCTAGGATACCCGCTATCTGCTTCGCCTCTCGGTCTTACATCAACCACTTGGCCTTGAATCGGGGCGCACGCTGGGCGCGCTTTGGGCTTACTGCTTACTAAGACGGTGTGGCAATCGTATTCTGCCATGCGTCTAGTCCGCTCCTCGTTGTATATGTCCGCGGTTGCTGTCCGCGTCACCATTCTAACGTAAGTGCCTGTGTCCCATACTCTGCCCCCTGCGTCCGTAAACTCGGAAGGTATGCCACGGTCTGCCCATTTCATCAGAACATCAGTCACGCCCTGTGATACGGTCTTTTTACCGCCCACAATAGTTGCGGTGGCTTGTTGTGTCACCTGTCTAACATACTTCATTAAGGCCGGGTTAACATTGCGCTGTGCAAGTCCTAGATACGGTACGCCGTTGTTTAGATTGCCTAACAGGTCAGCTAAATACCGCTTGTCTGCCACGCCCAAGGATAACGGCATCAGGTCTTTACCCTGCGCCGTAAAATAGCGGTCAGTGTCGCGCTGTACTTCCTCGGATGCTCGCTTGACCTGACTATTCGCCATGTTCCTTGCTCGTCTTTGTGCGCCGTCTAGCTTTTCCTGCAATCGCTGTGCAATTCTAGGCGTTGCCTTCTTAGCTTCAATCTGCCACGCTACCGGGTCATCACCCACTTTTTCAACGATACTAGCAAACTCATTGGTTAGTATCTCAAAGGCTTCAATCTCAAAGCCTTCATATTCACCAATAATTGGGGCAAATAAGCTATTTAAGTAGTCAGGCGATACTTTCATCGGCTATCACTCCAAAGGGCCACCGTGGGCCGTTTCTTGGCGGATAGATTGGATATACGGGTCTTTGGCGATTTCATCAGCTCTAATGTCCGCTATCCACTTCTCCGCCTGTTCATCTGTAAGGTCAAACAAGCGTTTAACAATCTCAGTGTCAGATGCCAAGCCTGCCGTCTTGACCTTTTGCCAAAAGTCTAGTTCAGTGTGCCGGTCGTTAAAGATACCGTCGTCAAAGTCAACACTGATTTCATTTTCAGTCGGGATATTGCCACTGTACACCGGTTGCCCGTCCGCCTTAATGGTCGCCTGCGCTAACTCAAGGGTGCTAATGATTAGCTCCTTGATAAACTCTTCAACTTCCGTCAGGTGGCTGTTGCGTGTCCGGTATGTCATACTGTCTCGGCTTACAATCTCGGTTGCTGTTCGTACTCCCTCGCCGTTGAAAGTAAAGGTTCCGCTTGCTAGGCCGGTCTGCATTTCCAATGTCGCAAGAAACTTGTTGATACTCTCGATATACTCGCTACTGCGGATATTGCCAACCATTTCTTGAAACTGTTGGCTGTCCATATCGCCCTTGAGTGCCACGAAAGTATCTTCGTCATCATCAAAGTACTGTACCGGTCGCCCTGTGCTGTCAATGTCCGTCCGTAAGAAATGGTCTGATACAATCACCCGGCGCTTAGATTGCTTGATTTCCCAATACAAGCGGTCATAGGCCGTGTTGATTTGCTCTAGGGTCTGTAATGCGTTGTCGCATACCCCTAGGCCTAGTGGACTTTCAGGGTGGATATTGTTAAAGCCGTTAGGTCGCAAGTAAACAAAGTTAGGCCGTGATAAGCCTGTATAGGTCGTTGTTTCCTCTAAGTCCTCGTAAATCTCACTTAGTGGCACTCGCCGGCCTAGTTGGCCCTTGTCCTTACTGCGGTATAGTTCGTTAGTGATGCGATACGCGCCACCCTCTGCCCACTCGTGAAACTCTAACAAGGTGTAATAGAAGGTGTCCTTGCCCTCTGTCCGCGTTGTCACGCTGGTAATAGCGCACTCGCTAATACTGTTGCTATTGCTGTGCAACGGGATAAAGGTATCCGGCATACACCAAGCAAATTCAATCTGCTGGGTTTCAGTGTCAAAGTACGGCCGTACCGCCAAGCCACCACCTGCCAGCATTGGCTCTAGGTATCTGCTAAAGTTCTTATGGAACTTATTGTGATTGAATACCTGATTGATAAACTCGTCAGCATCAGCTA